CAGGCCAACGTCGGCCTTCTCCTTCTCGGTCATCTGCCAGAGGGAGGTCCACTCGTAATACAGCTCCGGGGGTCTCGATCCAAGGGCCGACCGAATCAGGCACTCGTCCAGGTTGGCAATGGCCGGGGTGATCTCGACGTTCTGGAGGGAGGAGATTCGGTCGTAGTAATTCCTCATGTCCGAGTCCCCGGTGGCATTGAGACCACCGGGGCTCTGACCAAGGAACCGCGTTGCCGGAATGTCGGCGGCCCCCGATACGATCTGGAAGAAGCTCATGAGGATTTCGGGCAGGGTCGAGAAGCTGGCCGTCTTCTGCTGATAGTCCTCCTCCGAGTCGAGCAGCACCGTGGCAGAGATGCCCTTGGCCCTATTGGCCAGGGCGAACCGATCCATGAGCACGTTCTCGTAATGCGGGTCGGTCAGGGAGGCCATCATCTGGGGTATCTTGATCACATCGACCTTCGCCTCGAACACGAGGGAGGCTATGTTGGCCGCGGTGGCGTCGGCATTCTTGATCGCCTCGGCGCAGGAATTGAGGATCGAGTCGCCCCACCCGTGGACCAGGTCGTCGCTAGGGGAGTGCTCCCCTGAGAAGATCACCAGTCGCGACTTGTGGATGACGATTGGGTCGCCAATCGTCCGGTTGATCTGGTAGGTGATGGGGCTCCCGAAGTCCGGGCTCATGGGGTCCTCCTCCACTACTCCTGCCTGGAGCTTGGTTCGAGGCATGAGGGTCAGGAACTTGAGGCCCCCCTTGCCAATTCGCTTGGGCTCGAGGGGAATTGAGGGATCGGGCTCCCCGGTGGAGATGTAGATGGCGCAGCCCCCGTAGAGCCTGGCCCTGATCATGCAGGTCAGGAGCTTGGTCTGGAGAGCCAGCCTCTTCTCCTCATTCTCGATCAGCTCGATCTGGTCGTCCTCCGCCTGCCAGGACCTCCACTCCCGGAAGCTGTCAAAGGCCGGAATGTTGACGATCTTCTTGGCCACCCAGCTGCTCTTGTACATGGCCAGGAGCTGGGGAGGGGCAAGGTTGACCGGGTCGTAGTAGGTCGACGCTGCCTTGTCCGCCGTCCCTCCCATGGCCCCGACGAAGGAGCGGAGCGTGTCCTTGAATGCTGAGAAGTTAACGACCTTTGGCATCATCCTACTCCCTGGAGCGTGTAGGTGCTCCTCCTGGTGCCCTCGAGCGCGTATCTCGCGGCATCGACGACGTGATTGTCCTTCTCCGACAGGATGGGAAGGATTTCGTTGGTTCGCTTATCGACCTTCCAGCTGAAGTGCAGGAACTCTCGATGGGTCCACTTGCACCTCGGGTGGATGACGATGTCGAAATTCTTGAGGAACTCGATGCCCTCCTCCACGGACCCGGCTCCCTTGAGGCTTGGCTTGATCATGGGATAGCCGTTCCGCTTCATGTAGGAGATGGTCTCCGGCCTGGCCGAGTCGGCGGTCATTGGCCATCTCCTGGCCATTCTTGGTCTGGCTGGGTCGAGGAGGTCGAAGGCGGCCGGGGTGTTATCGATCTCGAGTCCGACCTGATAGACCTCCCTGTCGAAGAACAGGCGGTTGCCCATGAGGAAGCAGCGGACCAGTACCGTCGGATCGTTCGCATAACCCCAGTCGGCACCAAGAAAAAATCGAGCATCGTTCGGAGTATCGAAATCCTCGACGACGAAATTCTTGAAGACCCGCGCCTGCGAGAGTTTCTGATGGTGGCCAAGCCAGACGTGAAGGTACTTGTCGTGATCGCGGGCCCGGTCGCGGAGCATGTCGCGCTTGAGTTCGTCCGGGAACCACGGATTGTGATAGAAGTTCGCTTTGATCCAGGCAAAGTCGGGGTCGGGGGACGGCTCATTGGGCTCCACTCCATTCTCTACGAATAGCCTCTCCACGGGGTCGTCCGGCTCGACGTGGTTCCAGGTGAAGGTCATTCTCGAGCCCTTCCGAAAGGTCGGGGTGACCACGTCCAGCGACCTCTGCGAGATGCTGTGGGCCTCCTCCGCCCAGAACTCGGTGTATCCCTCGAGGCTCTTGATCGATACCGCCGTGTAGGACTGGAGGCCACGGAAGATGATCAGCGAGTCGGTCTTTGGGTAGACGATCTCGCGCTCGGTTATCCTGAACCGAGGCCTCAGACCATACTTGTCGATCTTGTCCTCGATCAGCTGCTTGGAGGAGTCGGCGATCGAGTTCTGGACCTCGCGGGCACAGACGATGCGGGAGTGTCCCCGAACCATCTCTCGAATCAGGTTCTCCGCGACGAAGTGAGACTTCCCCGATCCGCGACCCCCGGATATGCCGACGTACCTTCTCCTCTCGAGAGCCGGCCGGAATATCCTGGCCACGTCCGATCCGACCTTCATTCATGCTACCTCCATCACCACCAGACGTACCAGATCAGCCACAGCCAGAACAGGGCGCAGAGAGGGGCGGCGAACATCACCCCTCTGACGAAACTCTTTCCGCCTTCGTCGCTTGGATCAGGCGACCCGCGTCCCCGATCCAACAAAAAGATCCGGGTCGTCATCTCCGGGTTCCTCCTTCTCCTCCTCCTTGCGGACCTCATCGCCATCGACCATCATCATCTGCTCGAGGTGAAGTCTCGCATCGACGATCATCCTGGCCACGGCCACTATTCTGTCGGTGGTGGCGGTGAACTCCTTCTCGTTCTTGATCTTGAGCGAGTGGAGCTTGGTGTCGACAATGTCGACGGCTGCCTCCAGGGCCTGCTCTACGATTCTTCGGGCATCATGGGCTATGGTCACTTTATGGTCCTCTTTCTCAGGAGCTTGGCAACCGCCGAACTGGTGCTCGTCGCTCCCAAGTGCTTCTTGCCGTCCCTGATGTGTTGATTCACGGTGGCCCTCGAAATCTCGAGTTCGTACGCCACCTGCTTGGGGTGCCTTCCATCGGCTATCAGTTGGAATACCTGACGCTGACGATCCGTTACGCCACCGTCTCTCGTCATCCTCAGTCCCTCCTCTTCTCGTCAATGGAATAATCCACGTCGTCGATCTCTTTTGGATCCACGATCCTGACCTCGATGGTTTCGATCTGATCTATGAGGAGGTTGACATTGGCGCGATCGACAAACATTCCGATCTGCTTTCCAATAAGCTCGAGCGAGCGGTTGACGACGGCGAACTCTTCCGCCTCGATTGCCCTGACGCAATTCTCCTTCAGGTGCTTGAGGACCCAGGCCTCGTCGATGACGGCCTGGCGCATCATGTCAAGTTCCAAATCTCGGATGACTCGAATTATCCTGTCATCTCGTAAGAGCCGATAACCAGCGACATGGGCGCCCTTCTTTGAGTATCCTGCCCTTATCGCGGCCTGCGTCACATTGCGATCCTTTAAGTATTCGCGGACGAATGTAAGTTGACGTCGATTGAAACTTATATCGTTAATTGCAAGTTCTCTCGATGACGAGACCTTGGCATCCATCTGATCTTGCTCGACTTTAACCGGTGTTGGGGAAAGATACTCCAGACCCCCCGATGAGGGAAGGGAGAGAAATGACAGAATGCCCATTGCCGGGGAGAGGAGGCCTCGCCAGGGCCCGAGGAGGGTTCCCCAGGCCTCTCCCTACCCCTGGACCGGTCCCTGCGGCTGGCGGTCCTCCTTTCTAGACCGTACTAGACTGACTTGTACCGAGCGTAGACAGCGCTTTTCCCTTTAAAATCAACGAGTTGACCTCACTAGACCGTTAGACCGGGGTGTGCGCACATTCTTATATAGGAGATATAAGAGGGTCCTTTTGATCAATTTTGCGTTCTTATCTCTCTCTCTCTTCTTTTTAATTTTAATCGGTCTAGTCAGTCTAGTTAGTCTAAAGACAATGATTTCAATCGTTTAATAAGGGACCGTAGCGGTCTACGTCGGTCTCCTCCTCGAGAAGGGAAGTCGAGAAACCATTCACTCCGTGCCCCTCGCCGGGGCCAGAATGTCCGTGGTCCACTTTTCGGTATCATCGAACTTGATCCCCGGATAGCGGACGTTGAACCTTGCCCTCATCTCTGTGAGCGGAGGAAACACCCAGCCGCGGTGCTGCTTTCGCCCGGCATACTTCTTGTCCCTCTTGCACCCGATATCGACGAGCATCCTGGCCAGGTCCTGATCCGACTCCCTTCCCAGCATGGGGACCTCGTGCCTCATGCTGGAGAGGAGACCGCGCCTCGATCTGCTGCCGGTGAACCCCTCCGCGTCGATGATGTGGTCGTGGTCGCCGGAGTAGGAGTATGTCGGATCGGCCGGATCGTGCCCCGGGATGACGGCGTCGATGAGAACTGACACCAGCCACTTGTCGAACGGCAGCATTGAAATCTCCTGCTGCCTCTGGAGCGCCGCTGTGCTGATGATCCTCCTCGGGTGCCAATCTCCGATGTCCCTTCTCCTCAGATCGTGGAGCATGGCGGAGTAGCCGCCGGCATCCATCTGAGCAAAGAGGGGTTTGAAGTATGACTCGTCCTGCATCCTCGCGTCGGAGACGTCCATGACCACGAACCGGCGTTCGTTCTCCCCTGCCGGGACGACCCAGTTCTCGTTGCTCGACATGACGATCTTCAGGCAGTTCTTGGTCTGGATGGCGTCCTTGCCCTTCCCCTCCACGACGATGTTGCTCTCGGTGATCAGGGTCCGGAGCTTGCCCACCTCCGATGCCCTTCCTGGCCAGAAGGCCTCGTCGCCAACCAGCAGGGCGGTGTCCCGAAGATGAATGGTGAACCTGCCCACGATGTGCTCGTGCGACGAGGCCTGAAAGGAGTGCTGCCCAAAGATGATCCTCAGTGCCCCGGTGAACGCCCCCTTCCCGATGCCCATCCTTCCCCTTAAGACCAGGACCACCTCCGCCGGCTCCCCAGGGTGCTGGAAGGCCCAGGCCACCCAGTTCATGACGTACTCTATCTGCTCCCTCTCCCCGGAGCAGATGACCTCCTCTATGTGGGACCTCATCAGGGACCAGTTGCCCTCTCCCTCCTCCACGCCCCAGCCCTGCCAGAGGTTGAGCTTGCCATCGAATTCCCTCTCTCGAGAGGGATCGAAAACCAATGCTTCGTACGTCCTCCGCCCGGGGTGCTCCAGCCACCACTCCCCCTCCCCGACGGAACTTACTCCTCCCCTCGGCCCTACCGAGACCACTCTCCTGTTCTGGAGGTAGTCCTTGAAGTCGTGGGCCGTCATGTACATCGGGACGCGCCTGGTCTCCGAGCCATAGTAGGTTTGTCGAAACTCCATGACCCTGACCTTGCCGCCGTCCTTGACCACGCAGTACTGGTCGTTGAGCCTGGTCAGCCTCTCCCCGGCCTTCCTGTCGGCCTCGGCATCTTCCCCATTGCCCTTCTTCTTGAACGGCACCACGTTGTCCGACTCGGGTGCACCGGCCTCGTCGGTTGTCGTTGGCATCTCCAGGCTGTCGTCGCTAGTCGAGCCCTCGTCCCCGCTGCCGGGCTTCTTCTTTCTTGCCATTTCTAAGTCTCCTTACGACGTCGTTCATATCGTTCAAGTCGGAATGATCCGGCATAGTCCTTGGGCCAAGGACCCTCACCCTCCGGCCGGCCTTCCTCCACCTGGCAGCCACCTCCGAGGCCGCCACTATCCCTCCACCGTCATTGTCCTCCGCGACGATCAGCTCCTCCACTCCGTCCAGGACCGGGAGGGAGGCCAGGCCCAGGTCGGACATCATCGACCATACTGGCAGGTTCTTGTATCCATTGAACTCCCGAAGGCTGAGCGTCGTCTCTATCCCCTCCCCAACCCCGAGTCGAGGCCCGAGGGGAAGGAGCTTGATTGCCCCGCCCTTCGGGGAGCCGGAGAATGCCCTGCAGTCCATATTGCCGTACAGGTCGAGGTACGCCTTCCTTCCCTCGAGGTCGAGCGCCGTCCGGTGGACCGCTATCCCATCGTTGGTCTTGATGTCCCTCACCGCCGCCATCATCAGGGGGGTGACCTGGCTCTGGCCGAACCTGCCGTGTCGCCAGAACCTTATCTCATCGGTCTGGGGGAGCCTCACGCGCCGGCTCTCTAAGTAGGTCTGGACCAGGGTCCCAGACGGATCTGTGCCGAACCCCCACATCCACCTGGCCCGGTTCCTTCCCTCCTCTAGCCTATTGGCAGTGGTCATCTTCCACTCGCCGAGGTTCTCTCCGCTCCAGCCAATGGCGTCGAGCGCCTCCATGGTCTGCCGCTCGATCTCCGGGACCTCCTCCTTGCTCGAGTACGAGTGACTCTTGAAGATGCCATTCCACGCATCGTTGGTAAAGGTCACCGAGGCCGATCTATCAAGAGAGGAGTGGCCAGGCCCGGGAAAAGTGATCGTATTACCGCTGGTTATTGTTCCGCCTAAGTATTGAGCGAGCGCGTCCAAGTTGACGCCAAGTTCCCTCGCCCCTGCTCGTCGCTTGAGCATGGACAGCCTCCGTTGCTGGGAAAAACCCTTATTATTCAGTCATGAGCCCCTTAAACTACCCCTAAATTTTCGCCGGATAAACCCCCTATTTACTCTTGGAGGGAAAAAGAGTATTTCTGGAAGGTTCACTCTAAAGAAAAGGAATAAGACGAAATGAAGACAAGGAATACTTCGAGGACCGACTCGTTAGACTTCGTCAGGCAACGAGTTGCTGAGCTTCGAGATTTGGAACTCGAGAAAGAGGAGCTGGAGGGTCGCTTGAAGGAGGTCTCCGAGCGGATCAACTTCATTGCCTTCGAGAGCCTCGTCGACGTCATGAACGAGAAGAGGGTAGCGAAGTTCCAGCTAGACAGAGAGGGAAACAAGCCCGCCTTCCTGGCCGAGCTCCTCCCCTTCTATCGGGCCAACATCGCCGCCTCGTGGGACGAGGAAAGAAAGTATCGGGCGTTCCAGGCCCTCGAAGACTTCGGCGCCAGCGACCTGATCAAGACGGTGGTCACGTTCTCCTTCCCTCGAGGGGAGAAGAAGGTCGCCCAGAAATTGATCACCCGTCACAAGGACCTCTTCCCCAAGATGGCGGAGAGCGTCCACAGCATGACCCTGACCTCGTGGGTCAGAGAACAGGTCGAGGCCGGGAAGCCCACCCCGGCCCACGATGTCATCGGAGCCCAGGTGGGTCAACACGTCAAGATCAAGAAGGTATAGCAAAATGGCGAAAGCACCAGCAAAGGGCAAGCCCGCGCCCGCAAAGAACGTCGTGGCCCTCAAGTCCCAGGACCAGGTTCCGGACTACGTCCGGCGACAGACCACCCAGGGCAGGGGCGTCTCAACCGCGGCGGAGGACAACCTCGTACCGATGATCGCGGTCCTCCAGCCCCTCTCCCCTCAGCTCAACAAGCAGAACCAGGGCAAGTACATCGAGGACGCCGAGCCCGGCTCCATCCTGGTCAGGGGCATGGACCCGGAGGTCGTCGACGAGGTGATCTTCCAGCACTGCCACTTCTCCAAGTCCATCGTGGAGTGGGTGCCCAGAAGTAAGGGAGGGGGCTTCGTCGGTAGGCACCTGACCTGGCCCAAGGACGTGACCACCGGGAAGTCCGACGATGGGCGGAGGACGATCATGACCACCAAGGAGGGCAACCACCTGGTCGAGACCCGGTACCACGTCGGCCACGTCATCACCCCGGAGGGGTTGATGCTCCCCTACATCATCCCCTTCTCGAGCACCGGGCACACCGTCTCCCGGGGCTGGATGAACATGATGAATGCGGTCAGGCTCGAGGGAGGAATAATCCCCGATGCCTGGACCCGGCTCTATAGGCTGACCACCGTTCAGAGGACCAATGCCGCTGGCGTCTGGTACGTCCTTAACCCCCAGCCGGCCGGATGGGCAACGGCGGACCAGGCCCTGAAGGGCGAGCAGCTCTTCGAGGATTTTGAGAAGGGCGCCAAGCAGTACGGGGAGGAGGAGGACACCGGCCTCGATCCGGGGCAGCAGGGCCTCGACGAGAGGAAGGACAAGGGCAAGGGCAAGTTCTAAATACCGCCTGGACGTTCCTTCCCGCAGCCGCCGGCGTCAACGGGCGAGCGTGAGGTCCCCGGAGCATGCTCTCGGGGGCCAAGGCGCTACAAGGGAGAGTTCTGGTCCGTGTCCAGGCGGTCGGGCATTTCGTCCACCAGTGAAACTCTTCAAGGCGCCGATCTAGAAACGAAAGGAAGAGAAGTGACGATCAAGATCATAGGGGCAGGGATGGCCGG